TCGGTATCTCCTGGCTTGCGATGGCGTTCGCCAACGGGATGTGTCTCTTTAACGAGGACATCAGCGTCGGCTTCGGGAGCGAGAAAGAGGACAAGGTCGATCGTAGCGGTGATCCCGATTGCCTGTTCTACAAGGGCCGTCTGTTCATGCAATACCTGCCTGAGATCTTCAAGGCGGGTTATGCGCTCAAGACAACGTCTGCGCATATGCGCTACACGTTCCCGCTCACCGGATCGAGCAACACGGGCGAGGCGGGCGTCAACATCGGTCGCGGTGGCCGCAAGCTGATTTACTTTGTCGACGAGTCGGCGCACATCCCTAATCCTAAGGCGATCGACGCGTCACTCTCAGCCAACACCGATATACGCATCGACATGTCGAGCGTGAACGGTATGGCGAACAGCTTCGCCGAGCGCGCCCACAACGGCGATATCGCACGCTTCGACTTTCACTGGAAGGACGATCCGCGCAAGGATGCAGCGTGGGAGAAGGCTAAGCGAGCGGAGATGGACCCGCAGATCTTCGCACAAGAATACGACTGCAATTTCAACGCGACGATAGATGGACAGGTCATCCCGTCCGAATGGATTACGGCGGCGATCGATATCCACACCGTGCTGCGCCTTGCGCTTCCGAGCGGGCGTAAGGATGGAGCGTTGGACGTTGCCGATGCGGGCAAGGATGCGAATGCGTTCGGCGTGCGGCAGCAGTATCTCTTGCACTTCGTGAAGCAGTGGAAGGGCTCGCAAGATCTCGACATCCAGCACAGCGTGGAGAAATCGTTCTTGCTCGCCGATGAGAACGGATTGGAGAGCTTCTACTATGACGCCGACGGCTTGGGCGCCGGCGTGCGCGGCGATGCGCGCAAGATCAACGAGACGCGGCGCGCGTCGGGCGCGCCTGTACTGCAGGTTCTACCGTTCCGTGGCTCGGGTGAGCTGCACGACCCCGAGTCGATCGTTCCCGGCACGGATCGTAAGGCGATCGACTTTTTCGAGAACTACAAGGCCCAGAGCTGGTGGGCTCTACGCGAGCGCTTCCGCTACACGTTCCACGTGCTGCAGGCGTTCTTGAACGCGAACGGTGTCTACGAGGTTGACCTCTCGGAGTTTGCCGCCAAGGGCATCAGTATCGCGCGGGACTTCCCGGATCGTGCGCGCCTGCAGGTTGAGCTAGCCCAGCCAGTGTGGGTGCTTTCCAAGAACGGTAAGTACATGGTCGACAAGGTGCCCGTCGGCACCAAGACGGAGGTACGGCAGGCTACCCTCAGCCCGAACCTCGCGGACACCGCGATGATGTTGTACGCTCCCCGCTTCACTGCAATCCGTGTGCCCGGCACGTTGCTTGCGGCCACAGGTCCGAGGATGCCCCGCCGATGACATACCGAATCCAGCATGGCGAAGAACTCACGACCTTGCGCGAGCTAGCCAAACGTTCCGGAATCAACTACTTCACCCTTCATTCACGATTCGTGAAGGGCGATCGGGGCGAGCAACTGACACGCAAGCCCAAGGCGTCTCGCGTCACGCGGAGTATTCCCAGTGAAGGCTAAACGACCGGTACGCCGTCGAGCCCTACGCGTCGCAAAGCGCGCGCATTCCAAGGCGCTCAAGGTGCACGCCGCACTGATGCAGCGAGCTGCCACGCAGTCGCCCGATTTCCCACAGCCACGCGTGATGCCCAACGCACCCAAGTTTGGGCCGCCGGTGCTACCGCCCCAGGTGCGACAGAACTTCACGTACGATCCGAAGAATGACCCCGGCAATCTCGGCGCGCCGGCGCTCGCGCTCGACGATGCGCAGAACGCCCCGCTGTGGGACTTCATGAACCGCCAGCAGTGCGGCCTCTCGTTCCCAGGCTACGGCTATCTTGCGGAGCTGACGCAACGTAGCGAGTACCGTTCACCCGTGGAGACGATCGCAACTGAAGCGACGCGCGAGTGGCTGGACATCACCGTCAACGGCAAGGCGTCGAAAAAGAAACGTCTCGCACGCGGTGAAGATCCCGAGAAGGACGCCGACGGCAATGGTGTGCCGGACGAGCTGGACGCGAAGATCGAAGCGATGGAAGAGCGGCTGGAACAGCTCAAGTTGCGCGAGATCTTCCACAAGCTCTCCATGGTCGACGGATTCAACGGCCGCGCGAATCTCTACGTTGAGGTGAAGGCGAACGGGAAAGAGCAAGACTATGCGGACCAGCTGCCGCTCGTCGCCGATTCGAACGGTGTGCGCAGAGGCTCGCTGCAAGGCTTCAAGGTCGTCGAGCCGATCTGGACCTCGCCGTATAATTACAACAGCACCGATCCCACGCGGCCCGACTTCTACAAGCCGCGCGCGTGGTTCGTGATGGGACGGCGTGTGGACGCGTCCCGCTTCCTGACGTTCATCTCGCGCGAGGTGCCCGACATCCTGAAGCCGGCGTACAATTTCGGCGGCCTCTCACTCTCGCAGTTGATGGACCCGTACGTATATCAGTGGCTGCGTGCGCGTAACAGCGTTGCGCAGTTGATCTTTAACTTTTCCATTCTCATTCTCGCCACGAACATGATGGCGGTACTGCAGGAGGGCTGCAGCGAAGAGCAGGCGCAAGGATTGCTCGATCGCATGAAGCTCTTTACGCAGACGCGTGACAATCAGGGGCTGATGGCGCTCGACAAGAATAGCGAGGAGCTGAAGCAAGTTGCGGTTCCGCTATCCTCACTCGACAAGCTCATGGCGCAGTTTCAAGAGCACATGGCCGCGCCCGCACACGTGCCGCTCGTGAAACTCCTGGGCATCCAGCCGGCCGGGCTCAACGCGTCGAGCGAGGGTGAGATCACGGTGTGGTACGACGGTATCCGTGCGTACCAAACGTTCTTCTTTGGCCAGCACATGAAGCGTGTACTGGACATCATACAACTCGATCTGTTCGGCAATATTGACTCGGCGATCGGCTGGACATGGTGCCCGCTCAGCTCTCCCACGGCGAAGGAACTTGCGGAGATTCGCAAGCTCAACAGCGAGAGCGACAACAACTACATCGCCAACGGTGTGATCAGTCCCGAAGAATCGCGCGAGCGGCTGGCGGCCGATCCCGAGAGCGGCTACAACAACCTGTCGGGCGATGCCCCGCCGAAACCGGAACAGGCTGACGCCGAGCACGCGGCCAAGCTCGACGAGAAAGGCAAACAGAAGGACCATGCGCGCGGCGAAGAGAGCGCGGACGAAGCGCACAAACGTGCATTGGAAGCGCAGGCACAGAAAGCGAAATTGGAGGGTAAGCCCAAGTGAAAAAGTTAGTTGAAATTATCTGGATCATCCTGGCATTGCTCGCGGCGCTGATCGTCTGCACGATGCTCTGGCTCCTGTGCACGCAGCGCGCTGACGCTGCCGCATCCAAGGGCTTGGCGTGGGATGCGGTCACGACGTACGAAGATGGCAGCGCGATCGAAGCGAGTGCACAGGTTGCCTACACCGTGTATGACAGCGCGGGGAAGTTCGTGCTCGGTACGCTCAATACAAGCGCTGCAGCAAGCAAGCTGCCGGCGGACGGATGCTACGTGGTGACAGCTGCGCTCTACTCTGCTACGACGAATAGCAAGATTGCAGGCACGGAAGGTGATCCCACGCCGAACGCTGCGTGCACAAGCGTGCCGGTAGCGCCACCTCCGCCGCCTGTGAAGCGTCTCGGTTCCCCTGGGAACTTGCGCGTACAGTGAGGTTGACGAAATAGTCAGCTTGCTATAGGGTCGCGCGCATGGATACGCAAATTAAGCCGCGACCCGTCAAGCCTCGCGTAAGGCTGCAGTGTAGGCCGTACATGCGCGGGGTAGAGATGTTCACCGTAAGTTGGAGCGGGCCTAACGGTAACTGGTGGGAGGGCTATTGGGCCTCGCCGTCGCCGCAAGAAGCATGGCAGGATTTCTGCAAATGGGGCTACCCCTATGCGCACGCTACGGCTCTCATATCCGGATGAATGTCACACCGCACTTCCCGCCAAATTTCGCAGAGGGCCATCGCCCGCACATCTACCGTAGAGACGGTGTTTGGTGGACGGTGTGGCCGTTGGGTGTTTCGCTGCTCTCGCCGGAAGTAGTCGAGCAATTCGGCGCGTGGCTGCGCAAGATGAACAACGTTTCGCTTCCATCGCCTCAGTCGTTCAACGTGCCACCAGTAGAGACGCGACAGTGAAAGACCGACGGAAGTTCAACGCTGTGGAGAAGCGCATTGCACGAGAGTTCACCATAGCTGAAGCTAAGGACCATTGGCAGAAGCGTTACGATCGTGCAACACCCGCTGAACGCGAGCGCATGCAGTTGCGAGGCTCTAAACGATGAGTCCGTTACACGCATGGGCGTTCGTCATCGTGCACGTTGTGTTTATCGTGGCTGTCAGCACGTTCAATGCGTGGGGCGTCTACTATCTATGGAAGACACGCACCGATGCGTAGACTTACTTCGCCCACGGGTAAGCGCGTTTTCGTTCAGCCCGTGTGGCCGAACGCAGGCGTAGAGTCGTGGTATCGCTCGCAGCTCGACGCGATCGTCGCTGAGACCGCGACCGATCTCGTGCGCGAGATCACGCGAGCGTGGGAGCGCCGGGAGATCCCGGTTGCGCTTGCAACCGACAGTGCGATACGTGCAGCGGGTATTGCGTTCACGGACATTGCCGTGGGTACGTATCTGCTGCTACATCGTACGGACGGTCAGGGTTGGGCGTTCCCTGGCGGACACGTGGAGGATGGCGAGACGGACGAGGAAGCGGCGATACGCGAAGTCGGGGAAGAACTGGCAGACGTTCCGCCTGACGCTACGTTGCATGGAGCGCGCGTGACTCACCACGGGGCCGTGCGCTTCGCGACATACACTGTCGGCGTGTGCCCAGGTTTTACGCCCACGCTGCTCGGCGATGAGCACGATTCGTTTCAGTGGCTCACGCCTACCGAAGCGCTCGCGTTGCCCGATCTGCATCCCGGTGTACGGCAGTTCTTCGAGTCGCCGTCGATCGCACAGGATGCGGCCGAGCCCACGAAGCGATTGCAAGTCGCGATGCGTAAATGGGGCTCGGAGTCTATCCGTCGCTTTGACGACATGGCCGCCAAGATTGCGCGCGACTTCGCCGAGCGCAACAAGAACGCCACGGAAGTAGCGATGCGCGCGAAGCTCAAGGCCGCAGGATTCACCGTGTCGTTCCGCCCGACCTCCGAGAGCGTGGATGCGTTCCGCAAGGTCGTAAACTGGAATGTGGACCTCATCAAGAGCATCCCGCGCAAGTATTACGACAAGGTGATAAAGCGCGTGTTCGATGCCGTAGCGAAGGGTTCGGATCTCCATACTCTAACGCTCGAACTACAGAAGGTTGGAGCGATCACGCGCAACCGCGCAGCACTCATCGCACGCGATCAGAACGCCAAGGCCAAAGCAAGTTTCGAGCAAACGCGTCGGCTGGAGCTTGGGATACAGGAAGCTCGCTGGCGCCACTCACACGCAGGAAAAGAGCCGCGCCCCTCGCACGTCGAGGCGAGCAAGAAAGGCGTGGTCTACAACATTCGCCAAGGTTGGTTCGATCCGGACGAAGGTCGCTACATCCAACCGGGCGAGCTGATCGAATGTCGGTGCAGTTCCGACGCAATCATACCGGGGTTCGTACAATGAAGATGACGCTGGAAGAACGAGGCGAGCTGGAGCGACTCTTGGAGGTGCGTGATACACGCACGGAGCTTCTAGACGCTGCAGCACAGGCAGTAAACAAAGCTCGCAATAATCTGCATGACGCACATCACGCCGTGCTCGCGCGAGTCAACGCGCTGATGGTCAGTGCGTACGATGCGGGGCGGATCAGCGCTCTTCCCGTTCCGGTTCCCCTGGGAACAGACGAAGTGATCTACGCAACGCCATCGCCATTCGACACGCGCATTGCGGGCGAGAGTCATCTGCGCACTGCGCGCGAGGTTTTCGAGGAAATCGAAACGACGCTCGCGGCACTTACGCACACCAAAGGCGACAAGGGACTGCCGCATGACGGATGCTCGTGCACCGTATGTTGTGAAACCCGAGCGCTTGCGAGCATCCTGACCGGCTAGCGGGGCTGTAATGGGCGCGGTACACTCCGCGCCCATGTTCGTAAAGGACCGTCTTGCATTCGACCGTTCTAGCGCTCGATCTATCGACGCTTACGGAAAGATGCACGTCAGTCGCTGCCGAATTGCGAGATGCCCGGCGCGATCCTCATTGGCGACACCGCAGGCCTGCTGAACGTGCCGAAGATCAAGGGCACGCACCAGGCGATCCGCTCGGGCATGCTCGCCGCCGAGTT